TTGCTAAATTTAGGTGACGTAATAGTTACGTAAGAACTACCTTCACCTGATATTAGATCGAATTTGATTTCGTATGTGTAAGCTGAAGTACTTAAAACGGGTGCTACAAGAACTTCTGCATCGTACTGGTTCCAATCATTATCAGCATCGATATAATAAAATTGTACGACATCTCCAACTACAAGAGAACCAAGATTGCTTGTTATGGTTGAATTCCCTGCGTTGTAAAACAACCTGTTCGATGCGCCATTAATGTCATAACCAAAGGGACTTGTAGGGTCGTTATTGGAATTCAATGTAATTGTATTACCACTTGGCTCATACGCAAAGTCAGTAAGCTCAATAACTGCCTTATCAACAGTGTTCCAATCGAGTTGACCAGCACCATCAGTGACCAGTGCTTGACCATTAGTACCTGTGGTGTTTGGCAGTGTCAACGTATAGTTAGCAGCTGCACTATGTGGTGGACCTTGGATCTTGACACCGTGTGAGTTGTTCTCACAGTTCAGCTGTAACTTACCTGAACCGTTTGTTGCATCACCATAGACTTGAGGCAGGCTACGCTTTAGATAACGTGTCTCAGTGTCATTAGCGAAGTAGTTAAGCCATACCCAAGTACTACCAGCTTCATTCCATCTAATACGTACTGACAACCCAGCTGCACCTACATAGCCTGCAGGTGCTCCACTGAGTGGTACAAAGTTTTCAATCGTAGTGCTATCACCAACCTCAATTGAATCTCCATCAATAGGACTGGAAGGGATCGACGCTACGTTTGCAACCAACGTAAACAACAGCGCCTGAGACACTGCAGAGCTTGCTGCAGTAGCAACACTCTGTGCACTGCTTGCAGTAGAAACTGCATTGTTTGATTGGGTGACAGCATAAGTCGCATCGCTAGCAGCCTGGTTAGCTGTGTTGACTGCACTTGTTGCATTAGTCGATGCAGTGTTTGCCGTACTCACAGCCGCTGTAGCTGAAGCGTCAGCATTGTTAGCTGTAGTAACTGCGCTATTGGCAGTGGCATCAGCGATGCTTACAGCACGATCTGACTCCTGCGTGACGTATAGGTTCTGGGTAAAGTTATTGTTTAGATCCGACGACCTGATTGCAGAGCCAGGATAAAAGGTTGCATTCAGGTTATCAAAGTTAGTTTTACGATAAATACGAATTGCTGCCCCAACAGCTGGAGCAGTAGTGAAAGCAATAGTAGTAGCGTTTGACAGTGTGTATGCAGTTGTATCTACAGCATCAAGACTTACCTTAATGTCTGAAACTTCAAGATATGGAAAAGTAAATGAAAAGGCAGTTGTACTGCCATTACCTGTGTATGTATTTTGTGTAGTTGCCATTGGCTAGTTTTAACTAATTGATTTACTTAAGCGCGTCAAGATCAAGCTGGAATTCTTCAGCAATTTGTGCTGCTTTTTTCACCTTTCCTTGCTTCATATATCCTTTTACAGCTTGGGCATATCGAATTTTTTCTAACATACCTGGGTTGCGGGCAAGGATTTTAGCTTCAGCCATTTTTTGAGCATCCCTAACGATACCGTCAAGCATTTGATGTGTAAGCGTGTATCTAGTCTTAAGCTCCACAAAGGAGACATTGGGATTTTTTGCACGATACTCTCGAAGATCTCTCAATTCATCATTGATTGCTTTCGATTCCATCAACTTTTCAACCTGCCTCCACAATTGCATTTTCCCCATTTCCTTATAGATTTGAACACGTTCGTCAGGTGAATACTCATACAAACCAGTACTGTCCTTACGGAGAAGGCTTGTACCTGTCCAACCAGTTCTCATCATCCACTCACGCCAAGGCTCCTTACCCTCACTAATAGGAACAGGATTAAAAGCGTTCAGCGCACGTAGGTAGGGATTGTCAATATCATTAATAGGTTTATTAGTCCAGAAGTCGATTCTTTCAGGCAGGTACTCATTAGTAAGGGGCAGTCTATTACGTACATACCCAATCATGTCTTTATGAATATCCTTCTGAGAGGAACTCAATGCATTGGCAAACACACCTAATGCACCAGACATTGGAACCATTGCTCTAGCTTCATTAGCGAGTAAACGTGCCATAGCAGTTTCATCACCAGTGGATAGTTTCACAAGAGGCTCTAAACCAGACATAAAAGTCTTGTTAGTAAAACCAGCAGCTAATGTCCAAGAGATTTTGGACATAGCGTCTTCAGTTAAACTACTACCAATGTCAGTACTGTAAAGAGCCAAATCACCAACTAAAGAAAGAATAGTGTCAAAGGGTTCAACACCAGCATAAGAAACCCACTTACCACCAATCTTGATTGTTTTCGGAGTCCAATTATAAGTATCTTTCATCTGCTGACGTTCTCTGCCGTTGACAGGACCATTGCCACGGACATTGCCAGACATTGCATATCCCATCAGTGAAGCAATCATTAAACTGCCCATCGCTATACGACCTTTGTATTCAGCTTTTAAGTTCTGATAAATCAGTTCACGCGCAGGATCATTACTTTTAATACCGTGTTCTACTAAAGCTTCCGTAATCTTTTCAGGTGTATTAGCAGTAAGAATTTTTGCCATTCTTCCTGAACCAGGAATAGCTGCAATAGGTGTGTAAGTTAGACCCAAACGTAAGGCATTGATACCAGTACGAGGGAACATAAAAAGAGATTTTAGTGCAGGGACTCGTGAAGTAATTGAGTTGATTGCATCTGAAGCAGCGTCATCAAGGTTGAGAGCAAGTTCACCAGCGCTATGCTTGACAGCATCATCTGTAATAAGACCATTCTTATCAAACATTTTATCGTAGTGTTTTTTCTCAGCAGCTGCAATCAGCTCTTTATCTCTAGACAATTTAAATCCAGCTTTCTGTGATACTTCCTCATATGCCATCATGCGTGCTTTTACATGAGCCAGTGAAACATTGGCATACTGGTCAGCAGCAATCATGGCATTAGTTCCCCAACGCATCCAAGATGATTCAGCAATATCTCTATTCATCTTTGTCCAGTTCCACATGGTCAGCTTGCCTGTATCACCATTAGGTGCCCATTTGTTATCAGCAATTTGCTGCATCAAATCCCACTGAGCATCGTCACGTGCAACTAGACGATCCTTACGCATTAGATCCATAAAGGCTCGTGGATCATCATTAGTACGTTTCCAAGCATCCCAAGCGTGACTCAATGCTCGACGATTGGTTTCAAGCATTGCTCCATGAGCGTACGTAGCTCTTCTAAATTTAGAAAAGTCACGAGTAAACAAACCTTCAAGTCCGTGACCAGTCATTGCAGTCGCAGATTTAAACAGAAGGTTAGTAGTGTTACCGACACCTGCTCTAAGTGCAGACAAACCAGAAAGTACATTGTTATATCTCACTGCCCAAAGACCTTGAGCAAACATAGACATACCTTCTTTAGGTGATACCAGGAGGCTTCTCTTGGAGATCTGTGACTCTGCCCATCTCATCATTGAATCAATAGTATTAATATCACCTTTTGACATAGCAAAAGCATCGATAAGCGGCCTAGCCATCTCAGGATCAGATTCAAATACAACTTCAATTTCATCCCTTAGTTTTTTGGATTTTTGAACTTGTAAAGCAGCATTCTCATCGAACTCTTGAAGTACTCTTTGTACAATTTCGTCAGTATCGTCACCTGGTTTAAGTTCTTGAAGACGCTTTGAAAGCTTCTTATTAGCAAGTTGCCAACCAGAAATGTACTTATTAAGTGCAACCTCCTGCATTAGATACTGCATACGATCCAAAATCATAGTTCTGACACGCTTTGGATCTGCAATCTCTTCAAACTTCACTGCACCATTAGCAATAGAAGTAATCTCGTTTGCATTTGTTTTTAGCAGTCTGGCTGAAGAAGCAGCTACAGGTTTACCTAGATAAGTATCCGTAAGAGTACGCATAGCCATCATTGCTCCACGTGTCTGATCCTCTGTCGCATACTCAACAAAGTTATCACCATAGATATACATACGGTTTCGCTTAGACAAAAACGTAGCGTCCAATTCTTCTTTAGTTTTGGCTGACATAGCTGGAACATAAAATTCCAAAGCAGCGTCATCTAAGTCCTTACTAAAACCTTTTAGACCGTTAGCTGTATATTGAAAGACACCAGCCTCTTCAACTGCTTTTGCAGCAGCTTGTGGGACTGTACGAGCAGCTTTAACTCCACGTGAAATGAATTTATATTGGCTTTCGGTTGCAACAGTAACAGCGTCACCAGAAGCACCCCTTTGTAAGGTATGAATATCAACAGCATTTTTAACTGCAGCAGCTGGCTCAACACTCAATGTTGCATTAGTAGATTCTGACGCAATCTTTTGCTGAGACATAGGGTCGTAGGCAGCACTAGGTGGCTTACCTTCCATTTCATCAATTGAAGCTCTGGTGATTACCGAATCATCTTTTTGCCAATCACGATGACTTGTGTTGTTTCTAACAGTAGCTTCAATAGGAGGCTCACCTGGACGGATATCAGGAGCTTCACGTTGCTTAGACGCTTTAAATGCCTTAGCAGCGTCATCACTAGGTTTAAACCAATCCATGAATTCCTTGACTTTGCCACTCTTAAGTGCTTTGCCAAAATTAATTCCGTATCCAAGGATATCTCCAAAGATGCTTAGACCAACTGCCTCAACAGTATTTTTATAACGACGTACTTCAGTAGAGTCGCTATCAAGGGTCATCAAATTATCAGGGATATTTAATGCACCACCAGTAAGATCATCAAGTCCTCTAAGTAGATTGTCCCCTTCTTCAGTAGTATCACTGACATAGGTGACACCAGCGTCAACAGCAGCTACAGCTCCAATGCCGGTAAGTGCTTTCATAAGCTTTGGCATTTGTGCAAGCCTAGATGCACCACGTAAGGAGTTAACAACTAATCCTGTGCCAAGCATTGACGGGAGAATAATGCTAGATACTTCCCTAAACTTCTGGATATACGGATTTTTAAATTTAGTAGCGTCGTCATAAGCATCATCCAGATGGCCTAGCCCAGGCACCATACCGACCACATCCATTCCAAAGTCAATGGCGCTAATAGGAATAGCAGCAACAGCTTCAGCTACTGGACGTAGCATTTCAGGTGTTGACGGTTGTTTCTCGGGCTCTTCTGGTTCAGGAGGTGTTAGTTCTGGTTGAGGTTCTGGCTCTGGTTGAGCGTAGATGGGATCACCTTGCTCTTCGTATTCAGCAATGTATTCATCAGCTAAACTATCTCTAGCTAGATCTGTATTAAGATCTTCTTGTTCGTTGTTTAGTTCTTCTTCGTTCATTATCTTGCATCCAATCCGTGAATAAGTTGAAATCTTCGGCCACTTGGAAGTTCAACAATCATAATATCAGTACCATCTTGACGATCGGAATAGACCACTTTCGCAGGAGGTTTGATATAAACAGGAGTATTCATGTGGTGAAGGTAATCGTAACCACCATGTGAACGTCTATTCAAATGTTCTTGGAATCCATCTGAATAACCTGGACGGTGAATAGGTACTTTTTTACCATACTCATCATCATCAATAAGTAAGTATTCGCCCAACTCTTTATCATATGGATCAAAGTCAGTGTATTGCTCATTAACGTCAGGAGTTCTTTTGTTATCCAGTTGCTTCACATCTGTGTGAGGACCCGTTGAACCGAAGCCAAGGTTATTAGTGTTGTAGATGTGCTGAAGCGTTGCAGACTGATAGTTAGGATCAGTTGCTGCTGGGCCATCATATTGAATAAATGGTGCATCAGGATCAACAAAATCTGCTACAACAGCAGATACGTCGTCGGCATATGTTGGGTTTGTTGCATACCCACCATTTTGAAGAGCTTGGAGCATTTCACGTGGAGTGCTAGCTTCAGCAACTCCAGGATATTTACTAATAAAATTGATAAAATCCTCTGCTGACTGGGCAGGAGTGTCGTAGTCACGGAACATTGAAGGTTCCATGTATGTATTACCCTGCTCGTCAACCTCTTCTACGTTCCTTGGTGTACCTGAACCATCTTGAGATTTGATATTAAATAGATTATTTTTACCAGAAAGACTTCTGCCCCAACGAGTTTCATTTGCCCAGATCGCTGCCATAACATGTGGAGCACGGAATCCTGAAGCTCTAGCCAAAGATATGACATCATAAAATCCATTTTCATCAACTCTGACTCGATGGACTTTATTGCCACCAGCAATCATCGCTGTAAAAAGATTTGGACTTGAAGGTACAGTAAGAATGCTATTCAGCTCTGCTGCCTCTGCTGAGTCACCAAGTGATGACATCACGTTTTGATAAAGATCAGGGTTAATTGTTAGTCCTTTTGCTTCGTCAGGATACTGCAGCTCAATCTGCTTTTGTAGAATTACATGTGCATCAAGACCAGTAGCATTAGATAACTGATGAAATATTGGAGGTATCACGGTAAGGTTGTCTTGTTTAATTTGATTTAGATATCGACTTGCTGCGTTTGGAGAAATAAATTTCGTAGTTAATGCATAGTTTTTATCGTTTTTAGAATTGATAAGTACTTGCCTTGGTAAGACACTTGGAAGTTCTGATGGAATGTAAGTTTCACTTTGTGGGTCAAAATTTACAAAGAAGGGCAGTCCACCCCGTGTTTCTAAAGCACCATCAATACCTGAAATTGCATATTTACCAGTATCTGAATCTACTTCTTTTATTAATCTATCTATAATTGCCCTTTGCTGTTCTTCGCGAGTAACAGTGCCACCCATATCCTTGGCCATATCCTGCTGATACCGACGCATCAAATGGTCTAAAGCCCTATTAAGTGAAAAGCTTTTAGAACTTGTAGAAAGTGGCATCATTCCTAATTTGTTGCTTAGTCGAGCACGGAAATCACTGCGTACGCTGTCATTACTTTGACTTAAATTTGCAACATTATCGGCAAGACGTTTTCTTGTTGCCTCAAATTCTTTGAGTACCAATGGATCAAAGATTCCATTAAAATCACTCAACGTAAGTGTGCCGTCCCGTTCTTCTTGTCGAAGCTCTAAGATCTGCTTTCGACGGCCTGGTGCATCAGCACTATGATTAAACAGAATAGCTTTTGTTTCATCTGTAATAAGTCCCGCGGATTGAGCGTCCTTAAGCAAAGCATCTCTGACAAAATCATCGTCAAAAGTTCCTGAGTTTTCATAAACCCACTCTTGTAATTCTATACTTCGACGATCTCTATCTGCGTCTTTGAGCTTTTGATTGGTAGACTGGGTATTTTCAGCTGACGCAATAATTGCGCTTCTTAAATTTTTTAAGCCTTGTGAATTAGGAAATTGATCCTCAAAAGCTTTAGGTGGTCCACCATTTATTGAGACTGGGAATGAAAGTAATGTATTAAAAAACCGAAGCCCTTCATCTATGGTTCCAAAACGACCATTGTTAGCCAGGGCCGTTAATGAATTGAGCCATTCCTCACGGGCAACGCCTTTGAATTGATGAGCCTGAACAGCACTCCAGCCTGCAGCAATTCGATCACGGTCATCACCAGCAACACTGTCAAAAGTATCTACCCAAAACTGCTGCTTCTTAAGCGCACCTTCTGTTTCCATGCGCTGAGTTCTTTTAGCCTCAAACGCACGAGCATTAGCACGTTCAACCTCAAGCATCTTTGGAAAAAGATATTTAGCAACCATAGGGTCACTAGCACTTCCATACTCAGAAATGAATTCAGATCTATTTCTAAGTTCTTGCGCCTCAATTTGATCTTTATAATCAAGACCCATAGAACGGGCTTGGCCAAGTGTGAGACCTAGGTTGTTTCCATTAGTATCAAACAGAGGTGCAGCTTCATTAGCAGCCAGGACATTTGAATAGTCCATTCCTGCATTAACAAACATGGTCTTCTTGAGACCATAGAATGTTGATGAATTAGCATTTTTAATTTGCTCTAGGAGATCGTTAGGAGCACCGTTAGCGAGCAGTTTGTTAAAGATAGTATTGAATTTCTCATCATTTTTAATGTGAGCCTTTTCAACACTTCTAAGATATTCAATCTCAGCGTACGAGCCTCCAGCCATAGCAATAATATTGCCAAGCTCTTCGCCTTTAGCTTTACTGCTTTTAACAAGGTCTGTAGCATATTCGCCTGATATCTTTGCAGCCGTTGAAGAAAGAGAAGCTAGTTGAGCAAAAGTTTCTTTGTTTCTATCAGCAATAGTTTGGCTATTTTTAGCAGCAGTTGCAGCATTATCTACCATTTGCTGGCGGATCTGCTGTTTGTTCTCAGATTCTAAGTCAAAAACAAACTCTCTATTCTGTTGTTCGAGTCGATATTTATCATTAAGCGCATCTAACACAGCACGAGTATTGGCCTGATTAGCTTCAAAATTGCGCTGCATACGACGTGTCGTACGATCGCCTTCCTCTCGGATTTTTTTTGTAGTGTCAGGTATCTGTGTCGTTTTAAATCCAGTTGCTTGGGCGTACCCTTTGAATTTAGACATTTAATCCATAAGTTAATTAATTAAACCAACCGGCTGCATTGCCAAGTTGTGCATATCCCTTTACAGCGTCACCGACTCCAGCTGCAGCTTGTGCAAAAGTAGTCCACGCAGAGGTTGTTTGTGGTGCGTTCTTTCTAGGTTTTGGACCTTTAACAGGTTTGAGAGGATCAAGGAATATTGATTGAGGAAGCTCAATAGGTTTAGGAATTTCAGGACCAATATCAGGTTCAAGCATTCTGCTGTAATGAGCATTCATATCAGCTTGTTGCTTGTCACGATCAATCTTCATCAAGTTACTGCTGTAAGCAGCTTGAGCACTTTCTAGTGAAGCACTGAGTTCCCTTAGGTTTTGGTTATAAGTTTCACGCTTATAATCAATATCGTTATCTTGCTGTGCATTTTGAAGATCAGCGATATTGATAGCATTGACCATATTTTGATCAATGGAAGTAGCTTGAATTTTAAACTGTTGCTCTGCGTTAGCCATGGTTTGAACAACCTGTGCCTGGTTACGACCAGCGGCTGCAAGCATACTTTGTATTACACGTCCTTTTGATCTACCAGCTCCTCCACGAACACGGGCTTGACCTTCCCCAAGTAAAGCTTTTACAGAATTTTCTTGTGCTGTAAAGGCCTGTTCAGCTGCTTTAGTTTGGTACTCAAATTCGTTTTGCCTGCGTCGAGTGCTAGCCTCATCAATAGATGCGTTTCTTTTAAAAGCAATCTCAGCCTTAACAAAGGCAGAGGTATCCATAGCTTGATATAAATCACGAGCAAGACTTTCTCTGTCAAAGTTCATAGACAGCTGTGCTTCTTTAAATGCTTGTCCAGCGTCATTACGCGCAATTCCAGCAGAGGCTTGATTTAACGCCATCTGATCTTCAAATTGCTGTTCAGATCTATTGAACTGTTTAACCTTATTGACGTACTCATACTCACGAATAAGGTTTTGATGCTCCCAAGCGTCAGTCGCTAGTTTGGTCCTATAGGAACGAATGTTCTCAGCATTTTGCCGTTGTACATCTACTGTACTTTTGGCATAGTTATATTTTCTAAGGGACTGGTCCCAGTCAAATTCATATAACTCTTTAGCTTGTTTATATTGTTGCTTTGCTGCTTTCTCGGCTGCGTTGTTACTAGAGTTACTACCGAATATATTGAAGCCAGTACCTAGTACACTTGCAACCGTGCTTACTGTACCGGCTATAGTTAATGGGTCCATTTACATCCTCTTGTAGAATCGTGGTGAATAGTTTCCTTCCCACATCATTGAAATTAAGGACAAAGGAAAAGGCGAGTTGCTAAATAATCGTACATTTACATTTTCAGATCGTTGATGGATTGGCAATGTAAATACATTCTGTTCCTCTAATGGAACGTCATCTGACAAATAATAATCAGCATCGAGTGTTGGCGTAATATCTGTCCATTCAGTACGCCCTCTTGCTTTAATTTTAAATCCAATGCCACTAGACAAACCAACTGCAAATTTCATCCTTGCAATAGTCACGTTTGCAGTGAAGTCAGATCTTTTACCTTCTGGGTCCATCGAGAAATAAATATTAGGCAACTCCACATTGAAATCAAATGAGTAGCCGACGATTACATCAGAAGCAACATTTGAAAGATCACGGCCTGGGACAATAAAATGGTTACCATGGTGGTTAGGATCAGCAGAGTTAGTATCGTCACCTCTACTAGGGTTTAAAGCAAAACCTGATTGGACAATGCCATCAAACGCATCTGCATCTCCTTTAACAATTAACTGTGGTGTCAGACCCGGCACATCAAAGTATGGTAGATAACACTTAGATACTTTTGTAGTTGGATCATAAACAACATTGTTTGCTACAGCATACATGTCCAAATATGGATTAATTTGCTGGCCATCGTTATTAATTAGAATCTGATCTTCCGGGGTTTGGGTAAGACTGGCAGTTAGTAGTGCATACTGACCCAACAGTGAAGAGCTGGTCATTTTTAAAACACAATACATGCGGTCGTTATCAACAACACTGAAAAGCACATTGCCAGGCATTTCCCATTTGTACCAAGATTGCAAGACATTTTCTTGCCCATCATTGTATGTACGGTAGTACCAAATACAATTAGATGTTTTCCCGTACAGTGCAATAAAGCCATTAGCTGGGCTAGCAAGCATCTCTTCTACAAGATCAGGAACCCATTCAGAAACGACACGACTAATATCTAGAACAATAGGATTCTCTTGTGAACCTCTGGTTTGCATACCAAAGATTCTGGAGTAACCAGGTGTCTTGCTGACAAAGGCTAAGTAATTACCCACATCGACAGGACTGATTTTAGTGTCCATTTCATAACTAGAAATGGTACGGATAACAGCTGATGATGGTGTCAACACCTCAGTATCCGAGAACATAATAAATTGCTGATTCTTACTAAATAAAATCAAGCCTTGTGTAGTAGGAATAACTGCAGTAACAACAGCTGGTTTAACACTAGAGCAGCTGATATCAACAGGATCTGCGTCAGTCACGGCAAGAGCTGAGATGTGGTAGAAGTTAAAAAACTCACCAACCTGACTCATAGATACATTGTCATTAGTAAGGAAACCTAGTCTGTTATTATGAAAGAATGCATCTTCAATTTTACTGTCTACAAAACTAGGATGACTATTAGTGGTGTCATCTCCAATCAACCTTGCAGTGTATGAAATTGGTTGAAATACAAATGTATTTAGTCCTGTATTAACCAACTCATGCGGCATGGTACGTGCATCCAGACCAGGCGACATACCAGGTCCAAGTGTTTCTTCCCAAAAACCAGGACCAGAAGTACCGCTATTAGGAATAAACTTTGCATAGTAACTGTCGTTTTCTGATTCAGTATTGATGATTTTAACGACTCTATTTTGAACAGACTCTTCAGGGAGCTTTGATACATTTTCTACAGTTCCACTAAACGCAGTGAGTTTTGTAGAATCCTTCCCGCCTGTAGCAACTACTGTAATCGCAGACGTACACGAAAGTTCAAGTGTTGTAGAAAGTCGAGTTACAGTTAACCCTGAAATATTAAGAGCATTAATACCTGTTTCAAGATCAGAAAGTATGTCATCAGCAGCAAGCGCTTTGTTAGTTCCACTGGGAGTGAATTCATCAGCATTGCGGGTCAGCTTGGTGTAGCTTTGACCGTTGATATCAACTTTATAGTTGGCGCTATATTCGACTCCAGTAAGACGTACCGTAGCATTGTTTGCAGTGGTCGCAGCTGGAGCAGCTAACGCTGCAACCGTGACACTTTTATTAGTAATAATTGTAGTGTCTTGAACAGTAAGTACCTTTAAATTATCTTTAGTAGTAGTGACATAGGTTTTTGGATCATAACCCGATATACCGTTATTGGAATAGGTGACGGTACATTCAGCTAGATTTCCATTGCTGTCAGGGATAAGGTTGATAATTTTGATATTGCCATTACTGTCATGATTAAGGACGCCTAGATATTTCTCATCATTATCTCGATTAATATAGAACCATTGGTTGTTATCTAACTGTCCTGCAGAGTATGCAGTATCCGCAGCTGCAGTGAGGTTCTTCAGAAATTTAAAACCTGGCCTTTTGGTTAGGCCAGCCGTAGGATCAGGATACGCATTTGTACACTCTCTGAGCTGACCAGGTAGTTTTTTTTGATCAGGTTGACGACTAACGCCGCCAAGAAAGTTACTAATTGTTTGAGTTACTGCTGCCATTAACGATACAATGCATGGTACGGTTTGTAGCTGATATAGGAATTATTTCCTCGTGGATGTCCAAAGTATGTGTAGTCACCTTGATTACATTCATACTCAAGAGCCATTGCACGGTTGTATGCTTCTTTCTGTCCAAGCATTTGGAACTGATTTGTATCACCTACGATGCGTGATGAAACAATCGTTGCAGATCTAGCAACAATATAGTCTTGAATAGGTTTGGGAAGATCGATCCAATCAAACAACCAAACAACATCGCACTTAATTTTTTCGGTAAATTTATATGAGTGGTTTACTTTGTCGTAAAGCTTGCCACGACGATTGACGACATCAATTAAAGTGTATTCAGGAGAAGGGTCAATCTGGAGAACGTTGTTTGGAATAGGGATTTCATTATTTGTATCGGGTATGAACTCATAGTCATACTCAATGTTGTAGCTCCATCCTTCCGCCTGGACTTCTTGTGACACCTGAGTGAGGGTGCTATAAGCAATCGCAACGTCCGGGTTGGTTTGATCTAGAGAAGTCACAGGCGCTTGACCACATGACTGCAGGATTTGATTTACTGCAGGAAGTTCCTGTGCAGAATTCGTGGTAGGAAAAGCCATATAATTAAAAAAAAGGGACCCCGAAGGATCCCTATAAAGAACGAAATATCAGAATGCAGAAGGAGCAGAAGCACCTACATACAGTTCAACAGCAGCAGCAGGGTTCAGATAATCTGCGCCCATAGCCAAACGCCCGAGGATTACATCACCCTGGTAAATCACTGATACATCATTACTAGTCACTTGGACTTGAGGACCAATGGCTTCAACACAACCGGCTGCTTCCTTTTGGAAGATCAGACCAGCAGACACAGCGCCGAACTCAGAGCCGGTGCCGTAGTCGTTGTTGATACCTGTCTGTGCGCCGGAAGCATCTTCCAGTGCAGGGTTCACAAAGTCACCAGTGTTACCAGGATCAGTCTGTCCAGTGGTTCCGCCGTACTTGGTGCCGTAGCGGCCCAGGAAGGGGATGTTCATGGACTTGTAGATCTTGATGCCAGCAATCTCAATGATGCCGTTGCCACCTTGCAGGGTGGTGCCTTGAGAGTCGCGGTTGACCAGGCCGTTGGAACCAACAGCTTGGATCAGTTCGTAGTACTGACGAGGGTTGAGAACACCCACACGTCCGTCCTGCGAAATTCCTTTTTCATCCAACGCAGCAGCAGCGTCATAGAACGCAGTAACCAGTGCAGAGGAAGAGAAAGCGTCAGACTCGTTAGCGGTAGCGCCCACACGAATCTGAGTACCACCAGGCTCAACAAAGTTGGTCTTGGTGATAGGTGATGCCTGACGTGCTCCACGTGCAATAGCACGGAAGATCAGACGATCATATTTTTCTGCGAGTGCATAGCCGATCTTGCGAGACACCTCTGAACGCAAATCGTAGTGCGCAAGGGTCTCATCTAAATCATACAAAAATGCACTAGAGATGAGCAGATCATCAATGGTGATGGTCTTCTCAGCCACCGGGGGCGCACCATCGGTGTTACCGAGGATTGCGTTCCCAGGTGTGTGGTACTCAGCCGTTGTACGACCGGTATAGATGAACTGCAAAGACTTGCCGTTCTTCAGCGTACGCTTCATGACAAGGTCACGTGCGATCGCGTTTTGCTGGAATCCTTTGAACATTTCACCAGAAAACAACTTCAGGTAAAGAGCGCGTGAATCTCCAGTACTATTTGACTGGCCAGGTCTAGTTAGATTAGTGACCAGTGTAGAATTTTGTTGTGCCATTTATAGGAGTAAGTGTATGTATAACCGACTCCAAGATCTTGGAAAAATTTTGTGGTCTATCCCACCGTCTAGACGGCAAAGGGTATCCGCGTACGGGCCAATGCCAATTGATGGGCAGGGGATTGCACCCTGCCTCCCGCTTTAACGGATCATCGTTTGTATGCGACACCGCGATACTT